ATTTAAGCATTATCCAGATCGTATCGGTCACACTTTGCCCGTTGCCGGGCAAAGAAAAAACATTATCCGAGTCGAACATGTCACACAGCGTTAGAGCATTACAGAGGCGGTTGTCCGGTACCTCGAGCTCCGTCTTTATACAACGGCGGTCTATACACATACGCTATCACATGCATAGACGTGGGGTTTTTCTCCCCTCTTTTTACCTTTACAAATCCTTTTCAAACAACTAAATCGCAGGTTTTAAGCGATCTTCATCCATAAATGGGTAGTAGTTGAGTACCATTGCGGCATGGTTTTTCGTCCCTGTGACCACGATTGACCAGGTTTAGAGCGCACGAAATTAGGCCTGCGCCAGCCAAAAAACCGCTGTTATTTTGCCTTTTTATGTTCTTCGAGACGTTGCCTAAGTATGTTTGATCCGCCTACTCTGACATTTATAATACCATTATAATAGTCATCTGTTTCTAAAACTCGGCGTTCAAATTGCTCTCTTGCCTCTAGATATGACATTTCTGCCTTGGATTTGCAAAGATAAAGTATTTCTCTTGTGAAATTTTCCGGACCTAGTGCTTGGACGTCTGCTTGTAGCCTATCGGAAGAACCCCAGTAATCGCGCCAATCGCTTTCTACTGTGCTTCTTCTTTTAAGTTTTTTGCCTTTGAGTGGTGGTTTAGTACGTTTGAACTGTGCTAATTTTTTGCCTATGTACTTCTGCCCGGTTTTGGTGTTCGTGATGAGGTATACAAAGCCAATGTAGCCTTCTGGTATTTCTTCTACGATTTGATTTTGATACGTCCACAGCACTCATTTAGTTATATTGAGCGGTTTGCCTCTCATGCCTTTTCTGGCTATTTTTCTCTGTTCTCGTTTTTCTTGTATTTCTTTGCGCCTAATACTTGCCTCGTTACGTATTTCCGACAGCCAAAATCTTGCCTTTATGCCTGCTTCGTCTGAATGCTTGTATTCAAACCTTTCTTGCCATTTGAAATATTCCTGGAACGCTCGTATCATACGATCGTGTGAATCTGTGCTCATGATACTATTTCGATATCCGTAGAATAACTGGTAAACCCATTTTCTTTAATAACCTTTAATACATGATTTACACGGCTAGTTAGATCATCTCTATGAGAAATTAAGAAAACATTCTTATCTCGTTCTCTGGTCATGCGTTTTAATACAGCAATACTAGATTCAACACCGCTAGCATCCATGCCACTATCAACAAGTTCATCGATAAACAATAAATTGATGCTTTGATAGAGATTTTCCCATACATCTCGGAAAGCCCAAGACAGAGATAGTATCAATCTATTGCGTTCTCCGCGACTTAGATTATCAAAGTCTAGATCTTGACCCAACTGAGTAATGATAACTGTTAGATCATTTTGGAATTCAACACTGTGCGGCAATCCGATCTTATCAAGATAGTATGTCAGTCTTTGGTTTAAAAATGCTAAATTCTGATCAATAATACGTTTTCTAACGAAGCTATCTTTATTTGTTAAAAGTTTATGTAGGAATTCTTGATGATCCTTGACACGTACCAGTTCATTTAGATAATCCCAGTTTATCTCTTGTACAGCAGTTGATTGTAGTTCTGAGATTTGTTCGTCGTAGGGATTTTCTTCGGCTTGTTTTAGTGTAAGATCTTTTTCTAGACCATCTAATGTGCTCTTGTGATTCAATGCTTGTTCTAAGTTATCATAGGTTACCTTAGGACAATCGCCGAGATCACCTAATAAAGACAGAGATTCATTTAATATCGATAATTCTTCTAAATGCTCGCTGATAGATAGTTTGCTTTCTTCGACTTGTTGTGCTTTTACCGACATCATAGATTCATGTTTTTCATCATGCAGTTCTTGTCCGCAACTATGGCATTTATGATCAGCAAGACTCACCAGTTCTTTTTCTAATTTTTCTAAAACTTTTTGTTCTTTTTCTAGCGCGGCGGTTTGTTTAGCAATCAAAGAATTAACATTATCTTTGTCTTTCTTAGTTTTATTCCATTCGACTAATGTTCTCTGATTGATAATTTCTTGATCGATATCAATATCGCTGAGTCTATCGATATTTTTTCTTAGATTTTCTAAAGAAGTTTCTTTTTGTTCTTCCCATAGCTTTTGTTTTCTTACTAAGGCATCGATACTTTGTTGTATTCTTTCGTTGCTGGCTTTGATAGTTTCGATCTTAGTATTTTCTGTGGAAATAGCCTCTTTAGAAATTTTAATGGATTCTTTTAATGCTTCTGCTTTTTCAGATAGGATAGTTATACCTAGAAGTTGTTCGATGATAGCACGTTGATCTGCGGCTTTCATTGAAAGAAAAGGCTCTGTGTATGTGTTTAGAGCTACTAAATGTTTGAACATTTCGTGAGTCATGCCAAAAACATCTTCGATACTTTTTTGTGTCTCTCTAGAATCACCTTGACTTTCGTCGAGGTCATTCAATTCTTGTTCTTGTCCATTGATCGAGAACTTCAATAGATTAGGTTTACGACCTCTTTCGATATGATATTCTATACCATCTTTTTCAAAAGTAACAGTACAGAGCATACCTTTACTATTAATTTTATTAACGAGGTTATCACGTTTAATATTAGTTAAGGCTTGACCGTAGATCGCATAACTCAAGCCATTGATGATAGTTGTTTTGCCCGTACCATTGCGAGCCCCAGAATCATCACCTCCTAGATCTAGATTTTCACCTAAGACTAGAGTTAATTGACCACGGTCAAAATCGATAGCCTGGGTTTGATTGCCCACGCTCATAAAATTTTTCACAGTGAGATTTTTTATTTTAATCATAGTTCGTTATAAATGTCCAACAACAATTTTTTGTCATAGGTATCGCTTTCTATAGAATTAATTTGATTAGTTACGATAGTATCAACAGATTCAAAATTAATGTCTATAGGAATATGATTGCTGTCTACTTCTACTTTTTCCGGTATGAGCATTAATTCTCTGAGATTATACTGAGGCATAAACTGCTCTTTGATAAAATTAGCTTCTTCGAATGTGATTGGAAGATCGATGGTCACACGACAATGCATCTTTTCACGCAATAGCTTATCTGGAGTATCGATGATCTGGCTGAGTTTATATAGTCTATATACAGGCTGACTCGGCCAAGTTCGATATTCCGGTTTGCCGCCCCACTCTAACAGCATCATTCCGCGATCGTCGTCGCTAGCATCGGCATAATTATGAGGAAAAGCATTACCGATATAGACGATTTTCCCCTTTTGTTGACGTTTATGAAAATGTCCAGTGAACACGAAATCTTGATTTACAAAATGACCATCTTGTAATTGACCGTGATCCGGCATCTGCACCATAGCATTCATGTAAAAATGAGGAAGTTCTAAGTGACCAAAGATATACTTGCTTTTGATCTTAGGAACTTTTTGCCATTCGTCACCAACTAACCAAGGCATGATAGTAACATCGCCGTCGGTAAAGATTTCTCGTATAGGAACGACATTAGGAAACAGACGCATGAACTCTACAGAGTTGATCTCACGTTTGTCTTTATAGAATAGATCATGATTGCCTAGAATGAAATATACTTTTTCAAAAGATTGACTTAATCTTTCTAAGTTAGAAAGAGTATAGTTCATAGTGCTAACGTCAGTAGTTGAACGATTATGATGCCAGTCACCGAGAAAGACACAGGTTTCTGCCCCCGCAGCCTTGGCCTCTTCGCAAAACCACTTAACAAACTCTTCGCAATCGATGTTATGTGTTCTACTACCGCTCTTTAAACCAAAATGTATATCTGTAAAACATGCTGCTTTTTTGAATAGATTCATAGATTTACTGTACGCTTTTTATACGATTATGTCAATCCCAATCTTCGCCGGAATTGATAGTTACTGGGGCGACATTAGCGCCGCTGCCACCGCTGTTTTGACGAGTCCAACTAGGATTCATACCGTTCATTTCCAGTATGTCGTCTCTGATGTTTTGGTTACGTTTTTCAATGTTGATGATGCGCACGAATGAATTAGTGACAGCAGCAGTGTAATAAGCAAAAGGATTGTCGGATTTACTCTCATCAAATTGAAGTCCTATCTGTGTTAACTGTAGAATAGCCTGCCCCTTCATTTCGTCATTATAAGTGTAGCCACGAACGTTGCCTCTGGTAGCATATCTATCGCATAATTTTAAAAACATACGGGCAAGATTATTAGTCATCTGTCCGTGGTCTTTGCTGAACTTACCAGTTTTAACTCCACCTTTCCAATGACTTTTTCCTACACAGATTAGATTATTGTTTTCATCAAACTTCCAATGCTGGAAAGGAGGAAAATTTACTTTTTCGTGGCTGTCTGCGGTATTCTTTAGAGTCTTTTTACGACCAGGAGCGAGGGGAACATGCTCGAAAGTCATGACACGAAATACTAGATCATGTTTGTCGATTTTTTTATAGTCTATTTCAAATTCTTTAGCAGGTAATTTTTTACCTCCTGCTAGCATGGCTGCTTCGTGTGCTTCTTTGCTTAGTCTTGCAGCTCTGTTTCTCTTGGCTTCAGCAATGGTTCTAACATTAATTTTTTCTAAGTTAGGTACGATTAGATCGTAGTCTCTGTATTCGTCTTTGGTGTATGAACAAAACGTACTCTTGCTTAGATGTATTTCTTTTAATAAGTCTTTGTTTGTTAGATATTTTATTTTAGGTACTGTCATCGATTAAAAATCTCCGTAATTAGTAATATAATAGCACATTTTTGTCATAATAAATAGACTATATGACAAGGAAATCTGCTCAAAATGCCTTTATCAATTAATCCTATAGCTCAATTAGTAGCTTCTGTATCAGAAGGTATTACTAAAGCCACGAATGCAGGACAAAGCCAAATACCTAATGCTACTTCTGTGCTTTCTAAGGCAAATTTAGACAGCAAAGTTGGACAATTATCCGGTGGATTAGGATCCGGTTTAAACGGTCTTACAGGAACATTCGGTAATCTTACTTCTAGTGTTAGAGGCGTTGCCGGAAACCTTGGCGGAGTAGTTGGCAGCGCACAATCTGCACTAGGTGGTATAGGTAATAACATTTCCAGCAGTGTAGGCGGAGCATTGAATACCTTGCAGTCGGTGGCAGGTTCTACATCTAATATCACAGCTGATATCTCCGGTACATTGAACAAGTTGACTGGCGGAAATCTTGCAGGAGGATTACAAAGTCTTGCAGGAACAATTAGTTCGGCAGCCGGAATGCTCAACAACATACTTAGCCTAAAAAGAGGAGCCAACCTTCCATCGGGAGCAGAAGCTTTTATTAGACAAGGCACCGCTATTAAATTAGCTCCCGGAGCTAAGAATGATTGGCGTGTAAGAATTACATGCCAGTGGAATATTTTTAACAGTCCGTTGTTTTCTCTGCTCGAAGAAACCGGAGGAGTTGTTTGGCCATATATGCCTAATATCACAGTTTCGACTAAAGCAGACTACACACCAATTAATACTATTCACAGCAATTATACCAATTATGCTTATAAAGGCAGTATGGTAGATGATATTCAAATTTCAGGAGAATTTAGCTGTGAAACAGAAACTGATGCTGCCTATTGGATTGCAGCAACTACATTCTTCAAAACAGCTACGAAGATGTTTTTTGGTCAAGGGGAGTTCGCAGGTAATCCTCCGTTGGTCTGCAATTTAACTGGATACGGTTCTAGCATTTTTGACAAAGTGCCAGTCATCATTAAATCTTTTTCTGTAGATTTAAAAGATGATGTTAATTATATTCGCTGTAATACATTTGGAACCAATACCTGGGTTCCAGTATTAAGTACGATTTCAATAACAGTTTCTCCTGTTTACAATAGACAGAGACTACGTCAATTTAATCTACAGGATTATGCTAAAGGTAAAACAGCCGATCCGAGTGGAGTAGGATATCTATAATGGCAAACTATGGAAATGCAAGCCCGTGGTCAACCACACCGCAAAATTCGTTATATTTAGAATTGGTAGATATTAGACCTGTACCTGCCGAAGACGATGATTATAGATATGTGATTGAGAATCAATATAGACATAGACCGGATTTATTAGCCTATGATTTATACGGTAATTCTAAATTGTGGTGGGTATTCGTTCAAAGAAATATGCAGACTATTAAAGACCCCATATACGATTTTGAACCAGGAACTGTGATATATCTTCCAAAAAAATCAAACTTAGAAAAATTTCTAGGAGTCTAATATGGCTATAGAATATTTAGGAAAAATATTAGATCTTAAGAAACCAGATGGGACAGCCATACTGTCCTCGCCAGCTCAAACTATTTTAAATTTGGGATCGGCATCTAATATTACAAAGTTAACAGTATCTAAAGCAACAGATTTTTTAAAAAACGGCACATCATCTGTAATTTCAGATCCAAAAAAATCTACAGCATCGTCTATAAAAAATCTTCCAAGTTTAATACCAAATCCAATGGAACAGTTTTCTTCTTATTCTGTTTTATGGACACTGGCCTGTCTTACTCCAGAACAATTTAATAATCCGTCTTCATATAGATCCAGCCCCCAAGCATTAAAAGATGTTGTATTTTCTTCAGGCGGAAGATTCAACGATCAACGAGTTAAAACTTTTTTTGGTAGCCCTGAATATTATATCAATAACTTCCAGATGAATTGTATCATAGGAGCCAATGAAAAGACAGGAAACAGCAATGCTGTAAAATTTTCTTTTGAAATAATTGAACCGCACTCGATGGGACTGTTATTACAAAGTATGCAAAATGCTGCGGTCAAAGCAGGATACCTCAGCTATCTTGATAATGCTCCTTACGTATTACGTATGGATATACAAGGCTATGACGAATTAGGAATAGTGATTAAATCGATCAAACCTAAATTTTTTACAATGAAACTGACTTCGATGAAGTTTACAGTAAACGAAGGTGGATCAAATTATAAAGTTGAAGCCATACCTTATAACCATCAGGGATTTGCAGATGCGATTAATACGACCTACAACGATTTAAAAATTTCCGGAGATGTAACCGGAAAAGGTATCGTATCGGAAGTGTTATCCACTAGCAAAGACAGTTTAGTTGCTGTGCTGAATCGCAACGAGGAAAAATTAAAGTTAGAAGGAAAAATAGGTGTCCCTGATCAATATGCTGTACAATTTCCAAAGCTATCCAGCGATTGGTATTCGTCTGCCGGAAATGTACTAGCACCGTCTCGAGCAACCGTTAATCCCTTGGCCGGGGTGGCCCCGAGTATTTCTGGAGGAGCAGCGAAGCCCGAGGATCCAGCAGCCATGCCAATGAATGAACTAGGTGGCGCCAGTTTAGGGTTCGATCAATTAAGAGGCGGCAACACACTATTCAAACGTGCAAGTGATCAAATTGATTCTAAAACGGGTCTAGTTAAAAGAGATGGAATGACCATAGATCCTAAAGCTAGAGCTTTTCAATTCGGTCAAGGCCAGTCGTTGACCGCTATGATCAATCAAGTAGTATTAAGTTCTGATTATGCTAAAAAAGCTATCACAAACGAACCCACCCCCGAAGGATATATCAAATGGTTTAAATTAGATGTCCAAGTAGAACTTTTAAAACTTGATCCAATCACTGGAGATTACGGTAAAAAAATTACTTACAGAGTTGTTCCTTATTTCATACATCAATCTATATTTGCCAATCCCAATTCTGCTCCTATCGGTTACGGCGAATTGATGAAACAAGTTTGTAAAGAATATCAATATATCTACACAGGACAAAATGTTGATGTTCTTAAATTTGATATCAATATTAATAATTTATTTTATACAGGAGCAAATCCTAGTCCCGAAAATGAAGGTTCAAAAACTTCCAATCAAGATCAAAAATTATCTGAACAACGAAATAATACTGCTAGAACAGGCAAAGGTCAAGCACCGGCAGCTCAAGCAGCACAGATGGGAAGATCCAGACCTAAGAGAGATCCTAGACTATTGGCAGGTTATAAAGGCGGTAATCCAGATAAGACCACTGAACAAAATATTGCAGAAAATTTTCAACAGGCATTTATCAGCGGCAGCAGTGCTGATATGGTATCTGTAGATTTAGAAATTATAGGCGATCCTTTTTGGTTGGTCGATAGCGGGATGGGAAATTATTTCGCGGGAGCTCCTTCAGAGACTTCTCAGGTCACTAACGACGGAACTATGAATTACGAAAGCGGAAACGTCTATGTATATCTTACTTTTAAAACACCCGCAGATATCAATGAAACCACAGGTCTTTATGATTTTTCAGTGGCAGGAAAAGAAAGTCCTTTTGGCGGAATTTATCGTGTTAACATGTGCGAAAATTATTTTCAAGAAGGACAGTGGAGACAGAAACTAAAATGTCTTAGAATGCCAGGCCCCCAAGGCCCTGAGGCCAATAAGAAAACCGAAGGAAATACTCCTTTACCGGTATCTTCGCAGGATAGCAGAACAACCGAAGTTGGACAACAAGAACCACCTAGACAGTCTCCCATTGACGATACTAATCAAACGTCTCCGACAGTGGCTAGCGGATTAAGCCCAACTAACACTGCAGGATCTTCTTCATCAGCTGCTGCTGCAAAAACAATAACAACATCTAATACCGCAGCCGGAAGAGTTGGTTTTAGATATTACAGAGATTTAGGACAAAATTAAAAGGTAATCAATGGCACAGTATACTAGACCGTCAGCGGAAAACGATGGCAGAAGTGGTGGACTTACCGATGGCATATATCTAGCCAGGGTGATCAGTCACTTAGATCCTACGTTCATGGGTTCTTTAGAAGTTACACTTTTAAAAGATCAAAATAACACCCCTGGCGACGATTCTCAAATTTATATCGTCAAATATGCGTCACCGTTTTTCGGTTATACCCCATTTGAATTTATGGGAAAAAATGACGGAACAACATCTACTTTAGACGGATTTAATGATACACAAAAAAGCTATGGAATGTGGTTCGTTCCTCCCGATGTCGGTGTTAATGTGTTAGTATTATTTGTAGATGGTGATCCCAGTCAAGGATATTGGTTTGCCTGTGTGCCAGGAAGGTATATCAATAATATGGTTCCGGCGATAGCAGGTTCTTTACAAAATTCTTTAGATCCTGAAGATAAAGCTAGATATGGAAATACCAAACAGCCTTTACCTGTAGCTGAAATTAATAAACGCATCAACGGTGAAAAACAAGAAATAGATCCAGAAAAAATTAAAAAAGTCGTACACCCTATCGCAGATAGATTTTTAGAACAAGGTTTATTAGAAGATGATGTAAGAGGAGTGACTACTTCTACTCCTCGCAGAGAAGTTCCAGGAATGGTATTCGGAATTTCAACGCCGGGCCCGGTTGACCGCAGAACCAATGCTAAAAAAGCTGTAATAGGAAAAAATGACAGTAAGTCTGATCCTGTACCAGTCAGTAGATTAGGTGGTACTCAAATAGTCATGGATGATGGTGATGACAGATATCATAGAGAAAAATCAGCAGCTGAGGGGCCTGTAAAATATGTTGATCTTTTACAAGAACCTAGTCCGACTAAAAGTCAAGCAACGATTCCTTATAGCGAATATTTTAGAGTAAGAACTAGAACCGGACATCAGTTATTGATGCATAATTCTGAAGATTTAATCTATATCGGCAATGCTAGAGGTACCACTTGGATCGAGATGACTAGCAATGGCAAAATTGATATATTTGCACAAGACAGTATTAGTATTCATACTCATACAGATTTGAACATTAGAGCAGATAGAGATATTAACTTAGAAGCCGGAAGAAATTTCAATGTTAGAACAGAAAGTGGAAAGTTTCATGCAGAAATAGCTACCGATGCCGAATGGTTAATTAATAACGATTCTAAAATAACCGTGGGTGCTAATCAAGATATTTTAATCGGCGCAAAATTAAAAATCTCTGCAAACAATGATTTGGATATTGCAACTAATACAGAATTAAAAGTTTCTGCAACAGCAGATATTAGCATCGGCTCCGCATCAGAATTAAAAATGAACGGAACTAAAATTAATCTCAACGGCCCCAATAATGCTGTAACAGCAGCAGCGGCCGATTTTGTTAAACCTTACGATCTTAGAGATAATCCTGCAACTAGTATTACTGCCGGATGGGAAACTAAGAGGTATCAATCTGGTATAGTAAAAAGTATCATGAAACGTATACCAATGCATGAACCTTGGCCTTTGCACGAAAACCAAGCTCCTGATCAGTTAACACCTGATAACACAGATAGGGATGTTTAATTATGTCAACTAAACTTTATAATCAAAAAGTTGTAGCCAGCACCAGAGCTGCGGTAACTGAAAATCAAGGTATGTTTACCTATAAAGGTTTTAGTTCAAAAGAAACGTCAAAAAATTATAAACTCTATGATATTGATCTTGTTAAACAAGATCTAATTAATCATTTTTATATACGTAAAGGCGAAAAATTAGAAAATCCAGAATTTGGAACAGTGATATGGGATATGTTGTTTGAACAGTTTACAGAAGATGTAAAAAATATTATCGCTAAAGATGTAGAAGAAATAATCAATTACGATCCAAGAATAGCAGTTAACGAAGTCCAGATAGACAGCACAGTTCAAGGTATACGAATTCAAGCTGATATAGTTTATGTGCCTTTTAATATCAACGAACGAATGACGTTTACTTTTGACAGAGCGAATTCTGTGATTATCTGACCAGTTAATTTTTTAAGGTAAATATGGTATATGACTACAACCAGCAGACAAAATAATTTAATTTTAAACCAGGACTGGACAAGAATATACCAGACCTTTAAAAATGCAGACTTTAAATCCTACGACTTTGAAAATCTTCGTAGAGTTATTATCACATATCTGCGTGAAAATTATCCAGAAGATTTTAATGATTATATTGAAAGTTCCGAATATCTTGCTCTAATCGATGCTATTGCTTTCTTAGGACAAAGTCTAGCTTTCCGCATTGATCTAGCTTCTAGAGAAAATTTTATTGAGCTTGCCGAAACTAAAGAAAGTGTATTGCGAATAGCTCGCATGTTGTCTTACAACGCCAAGAGAAACGTAGCATCCAGCGGTCTTTTAAAATTTACTTCAGTAACAACTACCGAGGATATATTAGATAGCAACGGAAAAAATTTAGCACAGCAGATTATTTCTTGGAATGATCCAACAAATACCGATTGGTTAGAACAGTTCATATTAGTATTAAATGCCGCCATGACAGATAATACAGAATTTGGTCGAAGCCAAGGCAGTGCTACGATTCAAGGAATTCCAACAGAACAATATAGATTTAGAACTATAAGTGCTGACGTACCTTTATATTCTTTTACAAAAACTGTAGCAGCCAGAGGAATGACTTTTGAAATAGTTTCTACGGCTTTTAAAAATCGTGAAAACATCTATGAAGAACCTCCAGTCCCAGGAAATCAATTAGGATTCGTTTATAAAAATGACGGAACAGGTCCTGGAAGCCCAAATACCGGATTCTTTCTAATGTTTAAACAAGGAACTTTAGAATTAGCTGATTTCAGTATAGACGTTCCTACCACAAATGAAAAAATAGCAGTTGATGCGATCAATGTTAATAATGATGATGTGTGGTTGTTTTCTTTAAATTCGGCAAATATTCAATTAGAAGAATGGACTAAAGTATCTACATTAGTAGGAAACAATATTGCTTATAACAGTGTTACTCAAGACATTAGAAACATATATGCTGTGAATACTAAAGTTGATGATACTGTAGATTTAGTATTTGCCGATGGTGTTTATGGAAACTTGCCTCAAGGAGCTTTCCGTGTATATTACAGAACCAGTAATGGTTTATCATATACAATATATCCTAATGAATTAAGAGGTATTAATATTGGTGTTACCTATCTAAACAAACAAGGTGTAGAACATACATTAACTATCGGATTGGCATTACAATCGACAGTAGCGAATTCCGCAGCATCTGAGGATATAGAAAATATTAGAACCAATGCTCCTGCAGTGTACTATACTCAAAATAGAATGATAACTGCTGAAGATTATAATCTTGCTCCGTTGGCAAGCAGTCAAAATATTATTAAAATAAAAGCAATCAATAGAACGTCTAGCGGCATCAGCAGAAATTATGATATTATCGATGCTTCGGGAAAATACAGCAGCATCAACATTTTTTGCGACGACGGATATATCTATAAAGAAGAAACCGAAGAAACATTAACTTTTAAATTTGATAATAGGATCGACATTATTAATTTTATAAGAAGATCTGTTGAAGCACAATTTACGAACCCAGAAGTTTATAATTTTTATTTTACCAAATTTGATAAGATTTTATTCACTGATACTAACACTGTCTGGCAATCAATAACTTCGTCTACTCCTACAGGATATTTTAAAAATATTGTAGATAATGCTTTATTAAAAGTTGGATCATATTCTACTAACAGTTTGAAATATCTATTTCCTGATGCTCTTATTAAATTTGTGCCACCGGCAGGGAAAGCATTTAAAAAAGGTCAACTAGTAAACGTAGATAATTTAGATTCAGAGCAAACGGATAGACTATGGACTAAAGTTATTAGAGTGGTTGGAGACGGAACTAATGCCGGTCGGGGTGTATTAGTCAACGGATTAGGACCTATTACATTCAGCGATCAAGTTCCTTCAGGAGCTATTGCATCTAGAATAGTTCCAAGATTTATTAATGATTTAACAGCATCTTTAGAAAATGAGATAGTAAATCAGGCTTCTCAAAATTTAAATTTTGGATTAAGATACGATTCCGTGGTTTCTGAATGGAAGATCATAACGTCTTCGAATATTGATCTAGTAAGTAATTTCAATCTAGGTAAAGCGGGTGATACAACCAATACCAATGTTGACGCTGCTTGGTTAGTGGCATTCGTTAAAGAATTAGATCGATATGTTGTAAGAATAAGAAAACAAAGCTATGTTTTCGGTAGTCTTGCTCAAAATCGTTTTTATTTTGACACCAATGAAAAGAAATACAATGATCAAGTAGGAAATGTAGTTAAAGACACTGTAAAAATTCTAAGCATAAACACAGATAGTAACGGAATATCAGAATTAAAACAAGATGTTTCTTTCGAAATCTCAGATACTATCAAATTTGATGACGGATATGAAAGTACCACGGAAATCAAATTATCATTTTTTGATTCAGATGATGACGGTGTGATAGATAATCCAGAAGCATTTGAAAAAATCGTCGGAATAGATCAAGACCAGCCAGAAAAAAGATATATCTTTTTTCAAGAAGCAGTTGACGATTACGGAACAACAATATATGAATTAATAGATAATTCAGATAATTTAATTTTAATAATAGAAAAAGAATCGTCTATAGATTTTAATGATTCAACAACCTATCCCGACGGTCAACTAATTTATTTTTATGATATAGATGAAGACGTTGTAAAACAGGTTAATAGAACAACTAATACATTGGATCTTAAAAGAAATTATAAATCGGTTATTGGCAGAAGAAATTTAAAATTTCAATATGTACATAATGCCAGCGTAGATAGAAGAATTGATCCTAGTTCTAGCAATATTATAGATCTCTATATGTTAACCAGATCCTACGACGAAGCGTTTAGAATTTATCTAGCCGGAGGTACTCAAGTTGAACCGGAAGCACCTTCCACTGATAGTTTAAGAACTTCGTTCGGAGGTAACTTAGCTAATATCAAATCAATCAGCGACGAAATAATTTACCATCCAGTGAAATATAAAGTACTGTTTGGTATAAATGCAGATCCTAAATTACAGACAACGTTTAAGGTTGTAAAAAATCCTAATTTGTCTATCAATGACAACGATTTAAAAGTTAGAGTTATTACTGCAATCAATAATTTCTTTGATATTAATAATTGGGATTTTGGAGATAGATTTTATATGAGCGAGCTTACCACATATATATTAAACTCTACTGCGCCAGATTTAAGTAACATAGTAATAGTTCCTAAACAAACAAATCAGGTCTTTGGTAGTTTATTTGAGATACAAAGTAGAGCAGATGAAATATTAATTAGTGGAGCCAATGTTGACGATATAGAAATAGTATCAGCGATTACAGCAGCAGAAATTGGTGCTAGTGTTAATAATGTAGTAACTACAACTTAAAAATTATGGCAAATAAATCTTTTCCTAAAAGCAACTTACCTATTAGAAAATCAGCAGAACTATTGCCTGTTGTCTTTCAAACAGATGCCAACGATAAATTTTTATCAGGTGTTTTAGATCCACTTATACAGCCCGGGGTCTTAGAAAAGACCACAGGATTTGTTGGACGTAGATATGGTAAAACTTTCAACGGTAATGATGTTTATCTTGATACTGATCAAACACTAAGAAGCAGATATCAGTTAGAACCTGGTGTGATCTATAAGAATCATGATAAAATTGAAAATTTTTATGATTACATAGATTTTAAAAATCAATTAAAGTTTTTTGGTAATCTGGACGATAGAGACGATAAAATCACCGACCAAGAACATTATACATGGAATCCTCCGATCGATTGGGATAAGTTTATCAACTATAGAGAATATTTCTGGGTACCCAGCGGTCCTCCTAGTATTTCGATATTAGGACAGAGTGCTTCGATCACAAGTACCTACAAAGTAGTTTTAAGCGAAACAAATAATTCGTTTATCTTCACACCTGATTCTTATACAAATAATCCGACAATAACTCTGTATAGAGGACAAACATATAAGTTTAGAATAAATGCTCCGGGAGAAGGATTTTCAATCAGAACAAACTATGATACTGGATCTTTGTTATTTCAAACACTTACCTTTTATAGAGCAGGAAGTTTAGTAGTTTATGATGATAAACTATGGAGAGCAAAGCAGGATGTTATGCCCAGCGACGGTAGTTCAATAACTCTTGACAGCCAAGATTGGGAATATGTAGAGCCTGCATCGTCTGGAGATGCACTTGAGTATAAAAAAGGAATTACAAATAACGGAATTGAAAATGGAGTTTTAACATTTGTAGTTCCTTACGATGCTCCGGACATTTTATATTATCAAGGACTAATAACAGCAGATGCATTTGGAAGATTTTTAATTGCAGACATTGAAGAAAACACATTTATTAATGTCGAAAAAGACATTTTAGGAAAAAGCACTTATACTTCAAGTAATGGGATAGAATTATCTAACGGCATGGTTTTAGAATTTAGGGGTAGTGTTACTCCAGAAAAATATTCTAAAGACACCTGGCTAGTCGAAGGCGTCGGTAATGCAATTACTTTAACAAAATTTTCAGATCTTATTGTTCCTGTATTAACATCAGATGTTCCTGAGGTTTTATTTGATAATGAAGGGTTTGACACACTGCCGTTCGACGATGCAGCTTCATATCCTACGTATAAAGATTATATTACTGTCTCTAGAGACAGCATCGATAGAAACCCATGGAGCAGATACAATAGATGGTTTCATAGATCAGTTTTAGAAAAATCTTATTCATTAAGAAATGAAGATTTTTTTGCAACAGAAGATTCTAGAGCTAAAAGACCAATTATAGAATTTTCAGCAAATCTTCAGTTGTTTAATTTTGGAACTACAGCTAAAGAAACAGTTGATTATGTTGACGACTATACCACTGATGTTTTTTCAAGAATAGAAGGCAGTTCGGGATATAATATCGACGGTGAATTTTTATTTGAAGGTGCAAGAATTCTTGTTGTCGCAGATAGAGACAGCCTAGCTAATAACAAAATTTATACAGTTACTTTTATAACACATAATAATAATAGACAAATACATCTAGTAGAATCGTCAGATTCTGTATCTGTTTTAGGTGATTGTGTTTTAGTTCGAAGAGGAAATAAAAATGGAGGAAAGATGTTTCATTTTAATGGAACATCATGGATAGTCAGTCAAGAAAAGACGAAAGTTAATCAACCACCATTGTTTGATGCTTTTGATAGTAATGGAATAAGTTTTTCTGATTCCGAATCATATCCTACTAGTTCTTTCGTTGGAACAAAGATATTAAGTTATAAATCTGGAAATGGTAGGATAGATAAAGAATTAGGTTTCGCTCTCAGTTATCTTAACATTGATAATGTCGGAGATATACAATTCAATTGGGATTGGGACGACGAAATAATTAATTATACCTTAAATAGACTTCCGAAATCTGTAAAAATATCCACAGGTTATTTTAAAATTAATCCTAATAACACATATAGTAATGGTTGGTTATTAATGGATAATCAATTCTTACAGCCGATTATTGATAGTCAAATAATTGCTACAAATACTAATACAGTAATTTTTAATTCAATTGACTGGACAAAATTAGATTCAGACCCAATAATCAACATTTATATAAACGATCAAAAATATTTAGGATCTTGGCAAAGGGACTTAAACTCATTTACATTTTCGACCATATTAAAATCTAATGATGTTGTTACATTGAAAATTATCTGCGACATAGAACCCGATCAAGGATATTATGAAATTCCGTCAGGATTAGAAAAAAATCCTTTTAACGATTCTTTAAAATCTTTTACTCTAGGCCAAGCAGTTGATCATATAACTACGGCTTTGGAATTTAATAACAATATTGTCGGAACAATACCGGGCAATTCTAATCTGAGAGATATTTCGGATTATCAAAAATATGCTAAACGATTTTTAAAACATTCCGGCCTATCGCCAATATCTGTGATGTTATTATGTGATAAGACACATAATATTATTAAATCTTTGCAATATTCTAAAAAGAGTTATACCGAATTTAAAAATAATTTCTTAGCAAAAGCAATAGAGATCGCATATAACGATAATATCTCTGATTTTGTAGATGATATCATTAATAGTTTAACAAAGACTAAAGATTTTAATAGTCCGTTTTATGACAGTGACATGATAGGTGCAGGTGCTTTTACTAGAATAATTTATGAAGTAGAAGATGTCGGAATCAAAACTTTTTCACTAACAGAAAAATTTGATTTACAGACTTTATCTAAAAAAGCAGTTTATGTCTATCTTAATAATAGTCAATTACTAAACACCAAAGATTATGAGTTTAATTCTACATTTGGATTCGTGAGACTATTGATAGATCTAAATGAAGGGGATGTAATCGAAATAAGAGAATATATTTCTACATCTACCAATCATATTCCTCCTACACCTACCTCCTTGGGTCTATACAAAAAATATACTCCTTTGAAATTCTTAGACGATACCTATGTAGAACCTAGAGAAGTTATCCAAGGACATGACGGAAGTATTACAGCCGCATTTGGAGATTTTCGAGATGATTTATTATTAGAATTAGAATATCGAATCTATAATAATATCAAAAAAGAATATGACGAAAAATTATTTGACATCGATAAGATAGTCGGCGGTTATTATGGTTCGGGTGTATATAAAAAATCTCAACTAGATTCTATCGTTAATCAAGAATTTTTGAAATGGATCCAGAATACAAATATCAATTATACCTTAAATGAATATTTTGACAATCAGGATTCGTTTACCTATACATATTCTGCGATGTCAGATCCTACCAAAACGCAAACCCTACCGGGCTATTGGAGAGGAGTATATAAATGGTTTTATGATACTGATAGACCGCATCGATGTCCTTGGGAAATGTTAGGTTTCTCAGAAAAACCGTCGTGGTGGAATACTGTATATGGACCGGCTCCTTATACAAAAAATAATTTAATTTTGTGGGAAGATTTAAGAGACGGCGTTGTAAAACAAGGATCTAGAGCAGGAAGACACGATCGATATAAGAGACCTAGCTTGTTAGATCATATTCCAGTTGACGACGATGGTAATCTATTAAGTCCTTTAGATTCCGGTCTAGCACAAGATTTTTCATTAATCAATAATAAGGGACCATTCGTTCTAGGAGATATTGGACCAGTTGAATATGCATGGCGATCAAGTTCTGAATGGCCATTTGCTGTGACATTGGCTATGTGTTTGATGAAACCGTTTGAATTTATAACAGATAGTTATGATAGGTCCATTACATATCTGAATAACTTAGAACAGACGGTGAATCTAAACACAAAATTATTTGTAACTAAAGATGACATTTCGTCTAAATCATTAACTGAGCCATCTGTCGGATTAATAAAATATCTTGTGGCTTATATCAAATCTAGAGGAATTTCCGTTGATACAATTTTAGAAAAAATAAGTAATCTCGACGTAGCATTGTCTCATCGAATGTCTGGATTTGTAGATCAACAACAGCAAAAGTTCTTACTAGATTCAAAGAGCCCAAATTCAAAAACCAGCAGTATCTATATTCCACCGGAAAATTATGATATAATTTTTAATGTTAGCTCTCCTATAACATCAGTATCTTATAGCGGAGTGATTTTAGAAAAGACCGAGGGGGGCTGGGTAGCGACAGGTTATGATGATATAAATCCTTATTTTAATTATTATCAAGCTATGCCGAGTCAGAAAGATCCAGTTATTTCTGTAGGTGGAGTTAGTGAAACTTTTGTAGATTGGTCAGAAAATAAAAATTATAACAATGGTGTATTAGTTCGATATGCAAGTAATTTTTATCGAGCACTAAAAACACATAACAGTGGATCGGATTTCGATATCGCTAACTGGCAGAAGTTAGGAACCATACCTAAGATTGGTGCTGTCGAAGCATTGAGAAGAAGATCTTTTAATACTTTATCTATTAAAAAATTAAGTTACGGAACTAAATTTACAACCATACAACAGGTAGTTGATTTCTTATTGGGATATGAAAATTACCTTAAATCTGTAGGATTTAAATTTGACAGATACGATCCAGAAAATCAAACTAGTCAAGATTGGTTGAGTTCTTGTAAAGAATTCATGTTTTGGACTAAACATAATTGGGAAATCGGATCTTTAATTTCTCTAAGTCCGTCAGCACAAAAAGTCGATATTTCGATTCCTGTGGGCGTGGCTGATAATATTTTAGATGGATTTTATGATTATCAGGTATTAAAAGGAGATGGAAAACCACTTCAGCCTAGATTTATTAATGTCAATAGAAGTTTTCAAAATGTTTCTATAGAGACAGTTAATACCACCGATGGAATATTTTATTTAAAATTGTATTATGTTTTAAAAGAACATATTACGATTTTTGATGATAGAACAGTTTTTAACGACATAATATACGATAAGACTACCGGATATCGTCAAGGACGTATTAAAGTTCAGGGATTCAGAACTGTAGATTGGGACGGAGATTACACCAGCCCAGGATTCTTGTTTGATAATGTCAATATTGCTGTATGGCAACCTTTTACCGATTATCGATTAGGAGACATCGTTGCATACAAATCTTATAATTGGGTAAGTCTAAAAAATCAATTAGGTACCGAAACTTTCGACGATACCTTCTGGAGTAAATTAGATACAACACCTATAAAACAATTAATTCCTAATTTTGATTATAAGATTAATCAGTTCTCAGATTATTTTGAAGTATCATCGGAAGGAATTAATCAAAGCCAGAGAGATTTGGCAAGACATACTATAGGATACCAACAAAGAGATTATCTACAAAACCTTGCAGAAGATCCAGTAAGTCAATTTCAATTATATCAGGGATTTATTAGAGAAAAAGGATCAGCTAATTCAATATCAAAAATCTTTGGAAAGTTAAGTCGTTCCGGTAGTGATAGTATCATATTAAATGAAGAATGGGCCTTTTTAGTTGGACGCATGGGAGGCACTGATCAACAAACTGAAATAGAAATTCAATTAGAAAAAAATAAATTTGAATTAAATCCTCAATTATTTTTAGTTGAGTCTAATGAAGAATTAATCGATAGAGATCAAAATTATAGATTAACTTCTAGAGATTTTACGATAGCGCCGATTCCCTATGTTGCAGATATAATTCCTAAAACATTAGAAATTCAGCCAACAATGACTGCTGGATATGTAAGCAGCGGGCAATATCAACACGTTATTTCTTCAATATCTGATTTATCAACATTAGATATTAATACTGTTAAAGAAAATGATCATATTTGGGTTACTTTTTATAGAGATACCTGGACAGTTTTAAGAGTAAATGAATCTTTATTTTTATATGTAACTAATATCAATAGATTAGATGAAACAACAGTAGAAATAACATTCAACAGATCTCACAATTTTGCTGTTGGGGATTATATAGGATTTAGAGAAATTCCTAACTTAATCGGATTTTATGAAGTAGTTTCAATTTCTAATTCGATAATAAATCTCAGAGTTGATGCTGAAATAGATGATCCGATTTTAGATTCAAGCACCGGAATAAATCCTCAGGTGATAACAAATTGTAGATTTGATAATTATCAGTCTATAAATGAGGAACAGGCAGCTCTATATAATAATGGTTCTAGAATTTTCTTAGACAACAACGGAGAAAGTTTATGGGAAGTTGTAGAGAAAAATAAACAGTATTCTGCCAAATTAATTTCTGATTATGGAACGACCACACCGTTGAATACAGGTGAAAAAGTTTTATATGATAATGTAAACAAGCATATAATAACCAGTATACCCGGATCCGCAGTTGTGGTTGTTTATGTTGAGGGATCATCTGGGTTATTATTAAAAGAAATTATTTCTCCTCCTAATGGTTACTATAACAGTGTAATAGGATCTTTTGGTAGAAAAATGGCAGTTACTGCCGACGGAAGATTTTTGATTATTGGTTCTCCATCTGCCAGCGGAGTAACTAGCAATTTTAGAGGAGAGTGGGCCACGGATGTTGCCTACCAGCAGGATGACATAGTTTTATATGGCGGAAGATTATGGAAAGCTAAAAATGCCAATACTGTCATAGGCGACGGCAGCACAGATTTAGCAGTAAACACTGACGATTGGGAATCAGCTACAAATATTCCTGCGCAGACGTCTGGAAGAGACCCAGGTCTATACCAGCAGGGCATGATAACGATTTATGAATTTGCCAATGGTCGATATACCCCAACCGCTTCTTTTTTAAGTCCAAGACCTTCGGATAATGAGCAATTTGGATCAGAGATCGTTGTGTCTTCTAGCGGATCTAATTATTATTTGGCAGTATCGGCTGTGGGATCTTACAACAGCACAGGACGAGTTTATCTCTATAAATTTGACGGACAAAATTGGAATCATCTAGAAAATAATAGATATAAAGGAATTTATAATCCTGTAACTACCTATTACGCAGGCGACATAGTGTGGCAGGCAGCTCAAGATCCTATAGTAGAAGGAGTTAAAGGAAACCTATGGACTTCCTTAGACGATTCTACATCTGATGGTAGCACTATCACTCTTGAATCAATGAGTTGGTTAAAAGTCAGCGATATATCTACCAATTGTTCTTTACCTACTAATATTGCTGTCGAAGATGACGGTTCTACTTTAGAATTTGCATATACAGGATTAATTTCTGACATGCAGATGGCCGAAATAATCAAACAGGGAGATCAATTCGGATTTTCCATGGCAATGAACAATGACGGTAGTTTATTAGTCATAGGCGCCCCCTACAGCGATGGACAATATTTTGCAAATTATAGAGGGGTGTGGAGATCTGATGTTGAATATGTAGAAGGCGAAGTGGTCAGACATTTGGGATCTGTCGGAGAATCTTATCAATATTATAGATTAGGAGATGCTTATCTAGGACCAGATTCTACATACAGAAGTTATAATGAGGACCCTTCGGATAGTGAAAACTGGGTACAGATCAGTGACAGTACTACACAGTCTTCCGGAAAGATATTTGTATATAAAAGATCGGCCGGAGATGTTTATGTATTAACACAAATGATCAATGCCGGATCTATCAGCTCCTTTACAGATATAGATTCTGGACTGATAATTAGTACCGGCGACCAATTTGGATTTTCGATGGATTTGGATTCTACCGGAAATGTTTTAGTAGTTTCTAGTCCTAAAGCAGATATTAATTTTCAAGATCAGGGATCTGTTTACGTTCTGGGATTAGATACGGCCACTACCGAATTCAGAGTTAAACAAAGATTAGAAAGTTTTGAACAATACCCAAATGAATTTTTTGGTTATGGTGTATCTATTAGTCCTAACGGAATCAAGATTGCAGTAGGAGCACGTAATACTTCAAATAATTATCCTATCAACTTTGATTTATTGTCCGGAACTATTTTTGATAGTGCCAGAACATCGTTCCATGTAAAACAAGGTTATACAGGTGGTGTTTATATATTTGATAAGAAAGATGAAAAGTTTTTCTTAACAGAAAAATTACAAGAAGTATTTTCTCCTAATGAATCCTTTGGTTACAGTGTCGATTGTGTAGGTTCTTATGTAGTAGTTGGATCGCCATTTTATAGGGTTCCTGTACTTCATGCAGATAATACATTTGCATTTGAAGGTCCGAATATAGGAAACGTAAGATTGTTTAAAAAGGACGATAATGTTTCGTCTTGGAATACATTGATCGCTCAACAACCTGTTATAGATATTAGAAAAATTGCAGCGATTGAATTATACGATAATATAAAAAATGTTAAAATACAAGACATTGATTATATTGATCATGCTAAATTTAAAATTCTAAACGTAGCAGAACAAGAAATTAAATTTAAAACTCCTTACGATCCTGCGATATATTCCGTAGGAAATGACGAAGTAGTTGTAGATTCTGCAGTCGCATGGTATGAAAAAAATGTAGGAAGACTATGGTGGAATATTTCTACAGCTAAATGGTTCTATGCAGAACAAAAAGATTATTCTTATAGAGCAGGAAACTGGAATCAATTAGTAGAAGGTGCCAGCATCGATGTATACGAATGGGTTGAATCTGTTCTGTTGCCTAGCGAATGGGCCGCTTTAGCTGATACCAATGAAGGAATTGCAGAAGGAATATCTGGTCAGCCTCTTTATCCCAACGACGATGTATACAGCTTTAAACAATTTTTTAATGCAACTACAGGAGCGATTTCGGAAACAAAATATTATTATTGGGTAAAATCTAAGACAGTTGTACCTACAAACATGCCAGGAAGAACTCGAGCATCTTCAGAAGTTGCTTCATTGATATCTAATCCTGCAGGAACTGGTACAGCTTTTATTGCATTGATTGATTCAAATAAATTTTTAGCTTATAATTTTGAATCTATATTATCATCGGATACTGCACTTATTAATTTTAGATTTAAAAATGACCTAAAAAATTCTACTCCGATACATAATGAATATCAGTTGTTAACTGAAGGTGTAGCAGATAGCGTTCCTATTGAAAAATTAGAAACAAAATGGATCGACAGTTTGATTGGTATCGATTCTGCAGGAAACCGTGTTCCTGCAACTAATCTTCCAGCAAAACAAAAATACGGTGTTAATTTTAGACCCAGACAAACAATGTTTGTTGATAGATTATCGGCTTTAAAATTAGCTATTACTAACATCAATTCAGTTTTAGAAAAAGAACCATTCTCGACAATTATCGATTTTACAAATTTAAATTTAATAGATGATATTCCGGATCAAATATTAAATCTATATGATGCTGAAGTTGACACAGAGATAGATCTATCAACAGTAGGAACTGTCAGAACAAAGAGAGCGGTTTTACAGGCTAATATAGTTAATGGCGAATTAGATACTATAGATATTATCGATCCGGGATTCGGATATAAAGTAGTCCCTAGCTTAGAATTAGAAGGCGACGGCACCGGAGCTAAAGCATCAGTAACAATAGATAATCAAGGAAGAATATCTACGGTTACGGTAACAGCAAGAGGAAAAAAATATAGTGTATTGTCAGCTACTATAAGATATTTCTCAGTTCTAGTTAGAAGCGATTCAACCATCAACGGATTTTGGAGTATATATTCTTGGGATGATGTGCGTAAAGTATTTTTTAGAAGCCAGTCTCAAGCATTTGATACTACCAAGTATTGGTCTTACATTGATTGGTGGAAAGAAGGATATGATGAAAACACTAGAGTTATTATAGAACTTGACAGCATCTTCGATGAACCCAAATTTATCATCCTAATAGGGGACCTTATAAGAGTTAAAGAATATGGTGCCGGAGGATGGGCAGTTTTTGAAAAGATATCCGATTCTGGAGAAACATTCTCAGACAGATTTATTTTAGTAGGAAGAAAAGACGGAACTATTCAATTAAGCACTTCTCTTTATGATACAACGATATTTGGTATAGGATTTGACAATACTCAAACATATGATAATACCACCTATGATATTGAAAATGCTATAGAATTAAGAAATATATTTAAAGCAGTAAAACAAGATATTTTTATCGGTAATTACACAGTCGAGTGGAACAAGTTATTCTTTTCTAGTATTAGATATGTTTTAGCAGAACAACAATATGTAGATTGGGTCTTTAAGACTAGTTTCTTAAATGCTACACACAACATAGGCAGTTTTGAACAAAAAGTAAATTATAAAAATGATAATCTTGAAAGCTATCAAGATTACATCGATGAAGTCAAACCATTTAGAACTACAGTTCGAGAATATGTAAGTAGATATGACAATTTAGAGCCTTACAGATCTTCAGTAGCTGATTTTGATCTGCCTCCGAAATTCTCCAAAGTTGACGGAAAGATAGTTCCGATAACTTTTGAAAGATCTGAATTACAACAGTATCCTTGGAAATGGTGGTCGGATAACAACGGATATTCTGTTGTAGCAATCACAGTATATGATAGAGGAGCCCAATACACCACTCCTCCAAAAGTTCTCATAGAAGGAGACGGCACTGGAGCAGTAGCTAAGGCGTTTATATCGAATGGACGAGTTTCTGGAATTACAATGCTAGACGGCGGCCGCGGCTATACCAAAGCACCCACAATCACATTAGTTGGCGGGAACCCATCTAATTCTATACAGGCTAAAGCGGCAGCAGTTTTAGGAGATACAAAAGTAAGAACTTTTGATCTCAGTATTAAATTTGATAGAACTAATAAAACTGGAGATTATCAAAATTATACTCAGTCGCAATCATTCATAGCTACTGGATTTACAGCAGTTTTTGAACTTAATTATGCTCCTACACGAGACAAAACTAAGATCTCTATATTAAAAAATGATCAATTGGTTTTAAACAGCGATTATTCTATTAGTTTATATTACAGTTCGGCAGACAGCTATTCTTTATTAAGAGGAAAATTAATTTTTAATCAAGCACCTAATGCTGGAGATATAATAGCCGTAGAATACGAAAAAAATATAGAATTATTAAATGCTGTTAATAGAATAGATCGATTCTATTCTCCTGCATCAGGGATGATAGGAAAAGAATTAAATCAGTTAATGACAGGTGTAGATTTTGGAGGTGTATTAATTCAAGGAACTACATTTGACGTAACTGGCGGTTGGGATGCTCTTCCTTGGTTCACAGATAACTGGGATAGTGTTGAATCAAGTTCAGATTATTATTATGTAGTAAACGTAGAAGATTTGATAGATTCAAGCAAAATATATTCTGCCGGGGAGATAATCGATTACAAAGGAAAATTATATCAGGCACTGAAACAAAACGTTGATGGTAGCGGAGATATTGTATTACCGACAGTAAACGCCGGTTGGGAAAATTATTGGGAAATATTAAAAGTAACATTGCCTTTTGTTCCTGCTATAGGTCAAGAGATTACGATTTATTGGAAAAAACTCAGTCAAAATTATCCAAGGAATATCGATACCATCGGAGATCCTTTAGTTAATCCAACAGTCATACTGAACAAAGAAATAGATTTTTTACCTCAAATTAGAATTGACGATCCGGCTTTTAACGATCAAGTAGATTCTTCGACTAGCATAAATCCGGAAGCACAGATGCCAACATTTGTCGGTGACGGTGTAACCAATAGAATTGAAATTGGTTCATATGTCTCAGCTAGAACGGGAGACATTATAATATTCCGTCCGATAGAGAGTGACGGTTCTGTAACTATTACAGATGAAAATCTTGTTGATACACAAATAAGTGGCGGATCCCTATCAGCGATCGATAGCATTTATGTTAGTGCTACAGGAACCACTGCAGAAGAAATAGTTATTAACGGAGGAAAATTTGTTGAACCCGATCACGTACCTGCTCCTGAAGAAAATGTTCCAGGACAGGTATTAGATAGTGTTAGCATCAAAGTTTATCAGAGCACCGTCTCGGGGGCCGCTGCATTACAGTCTAAGATAATCGAATCAGACGGTCTAACATTAATCTATGATATAGGTCAGAAAGTTTTAGAAAATAAATCTGTAATCGTATATGTCAATAAAATTAAGAAAACGTTTAGTGTTGACTACAATTTAGATCTACAAAATTACAAAGTTGAATTTAATTTAGCTCCGAGTGCTGGCACATTAATAGAAATATTATCTGTTGGTATAGGCGGTTTAGGCATCCTAGACTATCAAGAGTTTGTAGCCGATGGCACTACTAATTTATTTTTAACTAATGCTAATTATGACAATACAGCTACGGTATTTGTAACTATCAATGGAGAATACATCGATACTGGATTTAGAAGCAGCACAGATATTGTTGATGCAGTAGGGAAGACTTTAATCGAATTCGGTTTCAATCCTGCAGAAGGTGATATCGTAAAAATTGTTTGTTTAGAAGCAGCGTCTGACGTAGATTCGTCTGGTTTAGCTATAATTAAAGTGAATACACAGACAGTATATTTTGAAGGAAGTACAAGAAGTTTTGATCTTGATAATTTTGTAGATTTGTCTAGAGGTTCAGCTAGAAACTCGATGATAGTCGAGGTAGATGGCAAAATATTGAAAGGTTCAGATACAACTTATGCAATTTATAACGGAACAAATAATGTCTTTACTTTAGGAATAGATCCTTTAGAATCTGCCGGATCGATATTACCAAGCAACATCAGAGTTTTTGTTAATAACTTAGAAAGAACATTTATTACTGATTATGTATTTGATGGTCCTACAAAAGTACTAACGATATATCCTTCGGTATTATCTATCGGCGATATAATAAAAATACAGAACGACTTAAGAGCAGAATACAGAATTGTTGGTAACAATTTAGTAATCAATAATGATGTTCCAATGACATCTGTTGATGAAACAGATAATGTTAAAATAGATATCACGTGGTTCAGCGAATATCCGTCATTTGATGTTATCGCAGATCAAAAATCTGGAGGCAAAGTACAATATCAATTATCGAGACCACCTATATCTGCAAGTTATGTGTGGGTCTATAAAAATGGAAATAGATTAACGCAAGATCAAGATTACTATGTTTCTATACCCAGAAATGTTTTATATCTAAATGTTCCATCTACTCCGGCTGATGACATTAAAACAATATCATTTACCGCAGATATTTTTAGATTGCCTAGTGCCTATGAAATACACAAAGATATGTTGAATGTTTTCCACTATAAGAGATTTGCTAAAGGAGAAGTGACACTTTCGTCAGCATTAAATTACTACGATACAGTAATAAATGTCAGCGATTCTTCTAGTTTAACAAAGCCAATCTCTAATAGAAATATTCCTGGAATAATTTGGATTTCTGGTGAACGCATAGAGTATATGACCATAAACGGTAATACTTTAGGGCAGTTAAGAAGAGGAACACAAGGTACTTCAATAGGGGAAGTTTATCCCGAAGGATCGGCGGTGGTTGATATCGGCTACGATGAAACGATACCTTATAATGAAACACAGGATAGACAAGACTTTGTCAGCGATGGTAGTACACTGTTAGTTGGACCTCTAGACTTTGTACCTTTAAAATCTTCTAGAAATTCCTGGATCAGAAATTCAATACCAGCAGAATACGGTCCTTGCGATCAGGTTGAAATATTTGCAGCAGGTCGCAGATTGCGAAAAGATCCTATCGATATATGGATTGAAAATAATGGCTCATCTAGCCCGCAGGCAGATGAAACTTTAGAAGCAGAATTTTCTGTTAACGGAACCAGTACATATATACGCCTAACAGATCCATTACCTGCAGGAACTAGAATTACTGTAATTAAAAGAACAGGGAAAATTTGGTACGAACGAGGTGAATCTACAGCATCTAATGGACGCTCGTTAGTTGATAGCGACACGCCTATAGCGAAATTCATAGCTCAAAAGTCCACTAGTTTACCTGAATAAATATACTATGATGGAATCAAAAGAGAATAAAATGCCCGAAAATCAACAAAATCAACAGCAAAATTCCCGCCCTAACGAAGTCGGTGGGTTTCATTTTGAAGGTCATATCAAGATTTTTGACCCAGAAACTAAAGAAGTTTATATAGACAAACGAAACGCTATACATTATGAAAATATGAGTGTAGCAATGGTGCAGAGCTTGTCGAATCAAGGATACGGCACTGTATATGAAATGGTTTTTGGCACAGGCGGAACCACTGTCGATCCTACAGGATTAATTACATATCTTACTCCAAACACTATAGGAATAAATTCTAGTCTTTATAATCAGACTTATTCTAAAGTCGTTGATCAGAATGCTACAGAAAATGTGGACCCTGTGCGTAATAAAATGGAAGTAAGACATATCAGCGGAGCAACTTACAGTGATATTTTAATCAGTTGTTTATTAGATTATGGTGAGCCATTGGATCAAGAAGCTTTTGATAATTCAGTTGATATGAATGGAAACTTTGTTTTTGATGAACTTGGACTTAAAAGCAAAGGACCTAATGACACTGACGGAAAATTGTTAACACATGTTGTATTCCATCCGGTGCAAAAGTCTTTGAATAGATTATTACAGATTGATTATACAATCCGTGTACAGAGCTTAACCGGTTTCACAGAGGTATAATAAATGCCATATACAGTTAATTTTACAGATAGAAATAATAAAACACCGATTACTGTATTTGACAACACCTCAAGTACAGATACTAGTTTAACATTTCCCGGTAGAAACGTTACAGGTTATGGTCAAATTATTGCCGAAAACTTTTTAGCATTGTTGGAAAATTTTGCCAGTTCCGATGAACCAGTTAATCCTACCGAAGGACAACTTTGGTACGATAGTGCCAACGGAGTTCTAAATATTTGGGACAATACGGCTTGGAAAGCTGCGTCGGGAATTCAAAGAGGACCATCAGAACCAAATATTCCAGACAGTAAAGTTGGAGAACTATGGGTAGATACAACTAATCAGCAGTTAAGAATTTTTACAGGAAATAGATGGTTACTGGTAGGTCCTACAGAAAGTTCTGTAGACGGATTAAGATATGGTCCTGTAGTTGAAAAAATTGCCGATAGCGATAACTTAGATAGATTTATATTAACTTTTTATATCGCCGACATTCCAGTTATTATATTCAGTAAAGATAGCTTCACACCAAAGGTATTAATTTCTGGATTTGATATTATTAGGTCAGGTATCAATATTTCGTCTCCATCAACTGCGGCTGAAATTTCAGAGTTTATTGGAGGGTTTCTTCCTACATTGTATGGAACTGCCAAAAATGCAGATGCATTAAATGTCGGCGGAGTTGAAGTCGAAGCTGGAAAATTTTTAAGATCAGATGTTATCAATACCACAGAAAACAGTTTCAACATAAGAAATAATAATGGTCTAACTATAGGTGTTGACGGTACTTTTAATATCGCTACAACTTCAACTGCTGCTAAAATTTACAATTCTGCAGTTGGAAGTTCGATAGATATTCAAACAAATAGAAACGGTATTCCTGCTACAATTTTAAGAGTAGTAGATAACCGTGTAGGTATTAATCAAGCTACACCCAATGAAGCACTAGATGTAGACGGAAACATAACTTTAACTGGATCGCTAATCTTAACTAATTCAACGGCTAGTACTAACTTGAGCAATGGTAGTATTAGAACAGCTGGCGGAATATCTATAACAAAAAACTTATTGGTAGGTGATGGTGCAGATATAACTGGTACATTACAGACTAATAATATACAACCAAAAACAACAGAATTATACGATTTAGGAACAAGTTTAAGAAGATGGAATAATGTTAGAGCCAAGACAGTTATAGCAGATACTATACAAGGAGTATTACAAGGTAACATCAGTGGTAATGCTAATACAGCCACAGCTCTTACAAATGTAACAAGTTTTAGATTAGCAGGAGACGTAGTAAGTCCTGCGATACAATTTGATGGTCAGTTAGGTAGTTATTCCAAAGTCTTTAACACTACTTTAACTGCAAATATTATTTCTAGTAAGGATACTCCTTTTCCTAATATATCTCAAAAATCTGATTTTGTATTAGTATATCGACCAAGTTTAGCAGCCGCCGCGGCAGTAACTGCTACAGTAAATGCCGGAGATTTTGTTACAGGTACTACATACACTATTGCATCTATCGGATCTACTGATTTTACACAGATAGGAGCAACTTCTAACACTATAGGTTTAGGTTTCGTGGCAACTGGTCCGGGTTCAGGAACAGGTACTGCAACAACAACTATAACTAACCAAGGTCTTATTAAACAAACTAGAGATACCTTTGTTGGAGATCTAGGAATTCCGATAGGTGGTATTATACCATATGCAGGAGCAACTCCGCCTTATGGTTTCTTATTCTGCGACGGAACAGAAGTTGAACGAGCAAAATATTCGGATCTTTATGATGTAATAGGAACCATATATAATACTTCAGCTCCGTTGGTTGGAGTTAATACATTTCGGGTTCCGGATCTCAGAGGAAGATTTGCTTTAGGAAGAGACAATATGGATAATGCCATAACAGTTCCTGTGGCAGCTGGCGGTTACGTTGATGCTGGTGGCGGAACGACTGGTAGAGTTCCGGACGTTAAAGCACAGACATTGGGAGGAGATGCTGGACAAAGCTCAGCAACATTGACATTATCTAATATTCCAGAGCATAGCCATACGTTATCTTCTTCTCGACAAGACTATTCTGCAATAGCTGTAACGACTACTATTGACCCTGATGCAACTAGCGGTTTAGGACCAACAGCTCCTGGACAAGCTCAATATCTAAAAGATTCCGGCGGTGTAAAGAAACCTGCAGGAACAACATTAAGCACTCCTGTCGGACTCATGAATCCTTATCTAACAATAAACTATATTATTAGATCTGGACCACCGGCATTCTAATTAGGTTAAAAAAATGGCATATCAAATTAATAAAACAGATGGAACGATCGTAGCTACAGTGGCAGACGGTCAGGTTGACACGCTGTCTACTGATTTGACTCTTATTGGAAAAAATTACAGCGGATTCGGTGAAGCACTTAATGAAAATTTTATTAAATTATTAGAAAATTTTTCTAGCACCGCAGCTCCAGAAAATCCAATTAGGGGTCAAGTTTGGTTTGACACCAGTGAAAATAAATTAAAAGTTTATAACGGTAGTGACTTCCTACCAGTTAGTTCGGCGACCATCTCCAACACACAACCATCCACATTATCTATAGGAGATTTGTGGTTTGATGATATTGGATCTCAACTATATTTCTTTGATGGAACGAATCCTATCCTTATAGGACCTGCCTATTCTACAGTGCAGGGCATTAGTGGATTAAAAGTAGAAAGCATTCTTGATACGTTAAATCAAACTCGTGTTATAACATATCTTTACAACAACGGAATATTGTTGGGAATTTTCGCTAAAGATAGCTTCACACCAAAAAACGAGATAGTAGGATTTACTGGCAGTATACAGCCCGGATTCAATGCAGGAACTCTTTCTGGGTTAAAATTTAACGTAACCTGTACCAATTCAGAACAGTTGGGAGGAGCACCTGCTACGACTTATGTAAGAACAGATACATCAAATGCCATTAACGGACAATTACGTATCACCACAGACTTGGGAATAGTTGTTGGTTCTGCTGGTCAAATGAACTTATATGTCACCACAGGTGACATTTATATGTCTAATGCCGCAACTGATAAAAATCTAATATTAAACGTTAGAAAAGGTATTAACCAGGAAAATGCCTTGGTAGTCGATGCACCAAATAGAAAGGTAAAATTATACGAAGGATTTTCGGACAGTCAGGTAGAGTTAGGTGGTAATTTAGTAGTTTCTGGAAACTTAACCGTTGAAGGTACAACTACTACAATTAATACAGCTAACGTAACAGTTGAAGATAAAAATATTACATTAGCTAATGTTGCTGTGCCATCAGATGCCACAGCCGACGGAGCAGGTATTACTATTCGAGGTTCGACAAACAAAACTATTTCATATTCTTTATCAGATAACTGGTTAGACATATCCGAAACTATTAATCTAGCAGCAGGTAAGGCTCTGTACATCGGAGATACATTAGTTATTAACGGTAATAGCTTAGGATCTGCAATCACAAGTATTCCTGGAGTAACATCATTTGGCACACAGAACGTAATTAATATCGGACCAGGAATACCTCCAGTTACCCAAATGAGATTAGAAAATAATCGAATCTCTACAGTAGCTGGTAATGATAATATTGAATTAGCACCAGACGGCACAGGTAATGTAGCCCTAATAGGTAGTCCTCGAATAACAGGAATGGCCAATCCGAGCAGTGCTCAAGATGCTGCTACTAAAGAATATGTTGATAATGTAGTCGAAACCAGAGATATTGTTCTTAGTATAGATTTATCAGACGGTAAATCTAACACATATATCATTGACAATATATTAAATGGTCCAGCACCGACGGGTCCGGGAT